GCTACACAAGCAGTTTCTAAGTTTGGAGCTATTGCAGTTAACCCAAGAAACTACGTATTGCCAAGACTAAGAGGCGTTACAGTTGAGTCTGATTACGAAGTAATCAACCAAAGAAGAGTTCTTGTGGCTTCACAAAGAATCGGATTTACCGATCTTATTGATGGCGCAACTTCTAAGTGGGCTTACCAGTATAAAAACGCGTAAGAATTAATTCTTAACAGGAAATGGTTTTCGGGAATGTACCTAACATTCCCACTTTTTAATTATGGCAGACTTAATAACAGTACAGGAATATAAAAACGCAGAAGGCATTAATGGTCAGAAAGAAGATCAGCGTCTCGATATTATAGTTCCACAAGTCAGTGACCTTGCAAAAAAGTATTGCGGTACATCATTTATTGATTACTTCTCTTCTGCAAAAACAGAAACTTTTACAATCAAGGATAAATATACTAGTACTATTATTATAAGTGAGAGCCCTTTGGTAAGCGTTGAATCAGTAAAAGAAAGATCAACTTATGGAGATGCTTACCAGACTCTAACCACAGGTAGTTATGAATACTACGTGGATATTGCCAGCGATTCAATTATTCGTACAACGAATTCTGGAAACGAAAAATATTGGGCAAGCGGTGTTGGGAGCGTACAGATAGAGTACAAAGCAGGATATGCCTCTACACCAGCAGACTTGAAATTAGGATTATTTGATTTAGTTACTTACTATCTCAAAGACGAACATAAAGAAAGAAGAACAATAGCAGGAGCGACATTGCAGAATCAAGGGACTTCAGGAGTTAGGGACAATACAGACTTCCCAGACCATATAAAAAGAGTACTTGATTTATATAGAGTTATAATTTAATGTCAGTAAAAGCAATTCTAAAGGATATAACTTTAGCTGCTAATTCTTCTACAGCAAGAGACAAGCAATATAGAGATTCAGTATTTGATCTTACTTTTAATAAGATTACAACTACAGATGAATGCTTTTCTGCTATAGAAGATGCTATATTAAATAAGAGAAAAGGTACCTCTCTAACAGCTAATGAAAGAATACTTTTAGAGATGTCGGTAGATAAAGCTTTTAAGAATGTGTATACAATGAAAAATATAAAAACTACACATAAAAAACAAGGTTTTAAAGTATTTTCTGATTCAAATAAGCATAGAGGTGAGACTAATTTAGCTAAGTATGTTAACTTTAACAAAAGAGGGGTAGGAGGTAAGAAATTAGCAGTATATCTTAATACTACTAAAGCAGTTAATTCGCTTGGCCCTACAGTTACTTATGCCGGTAGTATGCAACTAGGACTAACAGGCGGACAGAATAGAAAAGTTATAAATGCTTTGTGGTTCACAATGGTAAGAGAGAGTCTAAAAATATCTAGAGTAATGGCAGGCAAAAAAGGCCCTAAAACAGTAAACAAGGGTTATGCGGCTAGAGCTATAGGATCTGATACGAAGGGTAGTGCAAGGGCAATAAGATTACATGGGCCCACTGCGAGTAAGAATATATATGGGCCAACAGGAGAAGGGAACGACACTTCAGTACCTGTAGTATCTTTAGTAGAGGCTTTACAGGATATTAAACATAATAATTTTAAACTTCCTAAGAATGTTACTAATACCTCAATGTATCAGAAAGCTTTTTATGATATTATACAAGAATTAGATAATGATTTTATTATTAATAGTGATACTATTAGTAGTATAGTAAATGCAGATAAAGTTATACGGATTAAGCTTCATCAAGGGGGAGACCAGCATCAAAGTTATATGGCTCACGCAGACAAATCGTCGGTTAACCATATATTAAAGACAATAGCAGCTAAACTCTTAAAAAACCCGAATGGCCCGATGCATCCAGATTACGAAGCATCGAAATCGATGTCAGAGATGTCATTAGATGCAGTATCAGCACAAGTTGTTACAGGCATTTTTACAAAAGCTGGTACACCTGATATGAGGTATAAAGTAAATAAGCAATTATTTGCAAAAAAAGGAAGAAAACAAAAAACAAGCGACCAAGGGGTATTTAAACAAAGAAGTAAAGGTAAACGTATCGCTAAAGGATTAATGGCAGCAAAGAGTATTACAAAGCGAAGCAAATCCTCTACAAATATAATGGGAATGGGAGTAGAAGGGGCAACAACAAGTCCTGTAGCTTTGAAAGAACTAATACAAGCTCAATTAGCAGAAAGATTATTAAGTAATATGGTAGCTCCCGCACTACAAAATAGAACGGGCAGATTTAGAAGAAGCGCCCAGGTTGAAAACGTAATGGTAGGACCTAGAGGCGGAACAGAAGTACAATATACTTATATGAAAGATCCGTACTCAACCTTTGAGCCAGGAGGAAAAATGGGAAGTACAGATAGAGACCCAAGAAAGCTTATTGGTGGAACTATCAGAGAGATAGCTACAGAATTAACAGGCAATAAATTTATAAGGACTAGGAGTTTATAATGGCAGAACGAGATTATACCACAAGACGAAGTTCGATAGTAAATTCATTAGTTTCAAAATTTGAAGGAATTAATGGAACAGGACATTTTTTAAGTTCTGTTTCTAATGTTTCTCCAAGATTAAAATTTTGGGACGAAATTGAAGAGTTTCCAGCAATACATATAAATGCTGGGAGCGAAACAAGAGAGTACTTAACAGCGGGACAAAAGTTTAGATATTTAACTTTAACCATTCGTTGTTATGTGCAAGAAGAGGACGCAGTAGAAGCATTAGAAAAATTAATGGAAGATGTAGAAACTGTGTTAGAAACTAATAACCCAATAACGTATACTGATAAATTAGGTAATGTACAGAGTACAATTCAAACCTCAATTCTCAGTATTGATACGGATGAAGGAGTGCTAGATCCCTTAGGAATAGGGGAGATAACCTGCGTAATCCAATACTAGAAAACAGCAGCGGCAAACTAAAGTTTAGCTAAAGCTCTTTTCATAAAAATAGGAGAAATTAAAATGGCAGATACATTTTATTTTAGTCGAGATACCAAAGTTCATCTGACAGACTCACATAGTACACCTAAGGTGTATAATATACCAGTTTTAGATGGATTTAGTTTTTCTCAGGCGACAAACACAACAGAGGTAACACTCAACGAATTCGCTAAATCAGATGGTGTTAGTAGAAGGGGTAGACAAATGTTTACAGATTCATACGCACCAGTAGAATGGTCGTTTTCAACTTATATTAGACCTTTTGCTACAGGAGGCGGAGACGCAAGTGGAGAACATGCTGGTAGCAGTGGCGACGAGCATATGGTGGAAGAAGCTTTATGGAATGCATTAGCAGGTAATAAAGCAATTGGAACCACTCCTTCTGGTGCCGACGGTCCTGGATTTACATCTACTGGGTCAGCAGCTACAATTAACTTTAGTAAGTCTAATCATGCAACATTAGATACTTTTACATTAACTTTTGAAATGGGAAGTGGAAAATCACTCCCAGTTAAGTATCAAATTTCAGAATGTGCAGTAAATGAAGTAACTATAGACTTTGATATAGATGGTATAGCAACAGCTCAGTGGTCAGGTTTTGGAAAACTTATTTCAGAAGTATCAGCTATGCCAACTGCAACAATCTACGAAGGTACAGCAGCAGGAGATACTAATAATTTTATTAGAAATAGACTAACAGACTTAACAGTAACAGCAACAGCAAGTGGTCCTATTGTAGGCGCTTATGACCTAACACTAACAGGTGGAAGTGTGACTATTAGTAATAATATGACATATTTAACACCAGAAACTATAGGAATTGTAAATCAACCTTTAGGGCATGTAGCAGGAACAAGAAGTGTAACAGGTAGTTTTACTTGTTATTTAAATACTCCAGCTTCTGGAGCTTCAAGTACAGATTTATTTGAAGATTTAATGGGAGATACTACGAATGTCACTAATGACTTTAATCTAGTATTTGCTGTTGGAGGCTCAAGTAATACACCTAAACTTACAATGACTTTACCTACTTGTCATTTAGAAGTACCAACCCATTCACTTGATGATATAGTTAGTTTGGAAACTAATTTCCATGCACTACCTACTTCAGTAGATGGAACAGACGAAATCACTTTAGTAGCTGTAGGACCTACAGTACTATAATTAAACTCGGGAGGGGTAAAATCCTCCCACTTTTAAGGAACAGAACATTATGACAGAACAGAAGAAAAACGTATCGCTAGCTAGTCTTATGACACCTAGCAAGACAGTAACAATAGATTATCCTGAATTTTCAGGAATGACAATTGACCTATGTTTTTTAGCTCGAGAAGAGTTAATAAAATTAAGAGCAAGATGTCTATCACAGAAGTTTAATAGAAAAACTCGAGGATTCGAGGAAGAGTTAGATGATGATAAATTTTTAATTGAGTACTGCAAATCAGTTATTAAAGGCTGGAGTGGCCTAAAGTACAAGTATCTAGAAAAAATGCTTCTAGTAAATCTAGATGGAGTAGACCCAGAAGATGAACTAGTATATACTCAAGAAGATGCAGAGATTCTTATGAAAAATGCAGGAGACTTCGATACTTGGATAACAGAAACGGTAGGAGATTTAGAAAATTTTACCAAGACCAAGTAACAGAGATACTTGGTTTACTAGACACTCAGTATAAAGATGGACAAGTAGACTTAGAACTACACTATAAAATAGCGGAACAAACAGGAAGGGAGTTAGACTTAAGTGTACTACCTCCCAGCCTTAATGACTATCCTTGGGAAGTTCAAGAAGCTTTTATACTACATGATGCTCTACCATGTATTTGGGACACAAATATGGGTTATCATTTAGGCAAAGACTGGAGCCCTTTAGGAACATTATTAGATTTATACAAAATAACACATAAAAAAACTGTTGTTTTCTTTTTACGGCAAATACAAGCGAGACACTCTAACAAGATAAATAAAGATTTAAATGCTAAGAGTAAATCAAAAGCAAAGGCCGGGTAACCGAATAGATAAATAAAATGGCAGGAAAAAAAGTAGACGGTGGTACAGTCACCATTAAAGTCACCGATGGTGATTCTTTAAAAGATATACAAAAGAAAGTCAAGAAAGCTCGTGGGGAGTTCGATGGCCTGTCGAAGTCTACCCAAGCCGCAGACCGTGCGGGCAAAGGATTAAGTAGACAATCCTCAAATCAAACTAAAAATTTCTCCAAGATGCAACAAGGCATCAGTGGTGGAATTGTGCCTGCGTATGCGACTCTAGCTGCTAACGTTTTTGCTTTATCTGCTGCTTATCAATTCTTACAAACTTCCATGAATACTAGAAATATGATTGAAGGCCAAAAAGCTTTCGGTTCTATAACTGGTGTGGCTTATGGTACAATTACAGATAGTATTCGAAAGGCTACTCAAGGTCAGTTAGCGTTTAAAGAAGCCGCAGAGTCAGCTGCTATTGGTACAGCTGCTGGATTAAATAGAGACCAATTAGAGAGACTAGGTACTGCAGCAACCAATGTATCGATTGCGTTAGGAAGAGATTTGTCAGATTCATTTAACCGTCTTGTTCGTGGTGTAACAAAAGCAGAACCAGAACTATTAGATGAATTAGGTATTGTACTTAGACTAGACCCAGCTCTTAGAGCATACGCAACTTCCATCGGCAAATCTGTAGCAAATTTAAATCAATTTGAAAAATCACAAGCTATTGCAAACGAAGTTCTTGGCCAAGCAGAATCCAAATTTGGAGCTATTCAACAAGTGATGGAGCCTGGAGCTTTTGCAATGGGTCAGTTTACTTCTGCGTTTAATGATTTATTAGACATCTTAAAAAATGCTTTAGGTGGACTTGCTCAAACTGTTCTTCCTTTCTTTACTGAAAATGTAGCCGCTTTAGCTTCTGCATTAGCCCTAGTTGCTGTCCCCATACTAAGAATAATATTACCAAACTTCGAAGCTATGTCAGTAAGTGCAGCTGCTAACGTGGAAGAGACCAAAAGATCTCTAAGAACACTTCAAGATGAAATGAATCAGACAGCTATGGCTTCTCAGGCTTTAAGTAGTGGAGGTGCTGAGGCATTAGGAGCTAAAGGTGCAAAATATACAAAAGGAAAGTTAAAAGGTTTAGGGATTAAAGGTTTGCACAAAGATAAATCAGGTAATTTAAGCCAAGGCCAAGTCGCAGCATACAGAAGAACTTGGGAACAAAAGAAAGGCATCTGGAAAAAGATGACTAAACAAGAACAAATAGATTTTAAAGCCTCTTTAGACCAAATGGATATAGCACATAAAGTATCTACAGGTAAACAAAATTTAGACACTACTAAATCAGAGTTAAAAAAGAGAGGAGAATATACACAAACTAAAGTTCATTATACAAATTTACAATTAATGATGACAAAAATAGGACAAAAAAGCGCAAAACTTATGAGTAATGCTTTAAAAGCAGCAGGTTTCATAGGAATTATCACTATGGTAGGATCTCTTGTTATGTCAGTAATTGACTCTTTTAAAAAAATATCACCTTTAGAAGAAGCAAGACAAAAATCTCTAAAAGAACAATCAGAAGTAAATGGAAATATAGTATTAGAACTTGAGAAAATGATTGAGTTAAGGGAAAAAGAAGTAGAAGTGTTAAAACAAGGGAAACTAGAAGCTCAAAGAATACTTAGATTTAATAGTGAATTAAATATGCAGACCGCACAAGCTATGCAAAGTACAGCATTAGGCGCACAAGCACAAAAATATGGTAATACTTTTAATCGAAATGCTGCTAAAGAAGAGCAAGAATATGATAATATAGATGATATAGGTGGAGATATACAATCAAGGGTGTTTGGAAGTGATATTTCAAAGTTTCAGAGAAGATTCACTGATACATTTGCAGGAGATGCCGGTGTAGCTCAAAAAGCTTTAGGAAAATCTTTTAGTAGAATGGGACAAATGATGTCTCCAGACTATGAATTTAAAAATATAGAAGGAAGCCTGACTAATGCTAGAGCCGCATACGAAGAATTTTCCAAAACAATACTAGCTGGAGATGAATTAAGTGTAGACCAAATTAAAAATTTATCAAACTTGGAAAATCAATATCAAAGTTTAGCATCTAGAGTTAAATTATCTGCAGAAGTACAAAAAACTTACGATAGAAATTTAGTTTCTATGGGAGGCAAGGGACGATACGGAAAAGCTATGAGGAACTCTATAGCAGAGCAAGAAGCTAGCTTAGCTGCTCAATTAAAAATGGAACAGTTGGGGAATGAGCAAGGAGAAGTAGACTCAAAAAAGATTACTGATATTGAGAAGCTTATTACGCTTGTAGGAACATTTAAAGAAGATCTACAAGATGTATTGAAATTAGATACGGCAATAATCAATACTAGACATAACTTAAATATGGAACTACAAAAGTCAAAAGTTACCAGAAGTTTTGAAGCTAATATGTCAGAATTGTCTCTAAAAAATGAAGCCAAAAAAATACAAATGTTAGAGTCTGAAAAAGCTTTAGCAATGGCAATAGCGTCCCAAAAAGCCTTAGGAGAAACCGCAACGCAAAACGATAGAGATGATGCAAAAGAAAATGTGAGACAAGCTGAGCAAAAACTAGAACTAAGTAAAGAAGAACTAAGAATACAAAAATTATTAACAATTGAAGCAGAAAAACAAGCAAGGTTGAAAAAATCTGGAGATGAGATAAAACAATTAATAGATGTAACAAAACAAAGTAGAAAATTTCAATCAAAAAAACTGTATGATGATAATCCTTTTTTCAAAGGTATGTCTGAAGGAACAAAAGGAATTGTTGATAGAAGACTAAATCCTCGAGATACTCAAGAAGATTACAATGATACAATATTAAAAGCATATAATAAATATTTAGTAGATACAACAAAAGACGGAGCTTCTGAAGCCGAAAAACTAATGGCCCTTGAAGAGTTAAAATTAACAGGGGAAATAGCACTACACACTAAACAAATGGCAGAAAAAACCGAAGCAGAAAGAGCAGTAGCCCTCGCAGCTCAAGCCGGAGGAAAAGCTTTAGAAGGTGGTATGACAACAGGTTTAATGAAAGTAGCAAAAGGTGATATGAAAGCAAAAGATGCAGCGAAAGAGGTAGCTTTAGGAGTTGCAGAAGCAATACTACAGAGTATGATTCAAAGTCTTGTTTCAAATCTTCTAGGAGATTTACTAGCTAAATTAGCAATTTCAGCAACTCTAGAAACAACAACTCAAGGAGCAATGGCTAGTTTAGGTGGAGTTATAGTAGCAAATACTACGGCAGTTGTAGCAAATACATCACAGTTACTAATAAACAGTGTTAATCCTTTTGCAAGAAAAGGCGGAGTATTTGAAGCAGGACAAAGAGTAAAAGGATATTCAGCAGGTGGAATTGCAAACGGCTCTACTTCAGGATATGGAGCAATACTTCATGGAAGAGAAGCTGTAATACCAATACCTAGTGGAGAGAAAATACCGGTAGAAGTAAAAGACGGAGCAGTAACAAATTCAGTGGTAAATGTAACAGTTAATTCAGACGGAAGTTCTAGTATGGATGCAGAAAAAGCAAGTGCTTTAGGAAAAGGTATACAGGCAGCAGTTCAGACAGAAATAGCAAAACAACAAAGATATGGAGGGCTACTAAGCGGAAAATAATGGCAACAGGATTTATATTATTAGACGGGAGTACAAGAGCAGTACCTGATAAAGGTTTTTCACGCGATGATACTCCTATTATTTTTAAAACAACATTCGGTGATGGGTACGAACAAAGAGTAGCAAATGGAATAAATGCTCTAAGCTCAAAGTTTAGCGTATCATTTAATACTAGACCTAAAGCAGAAATTGATGATATTATTGCATTTTTTACTTCAAAAAATGGAGTAACTGCTTTTAACTGGACAATACCTGATACTAACGGCAGTGAAAATGGAAATACAGAAACTACTATAAAAGTTGTCTGTGAAAATTGGTCGCAGACTTGGGACTATGACGATTTCTATACTGCTAGTGCAACACTTTTAAGAGTATATGAAGCATGAGTACATTAATAGAAGATTTACAGAAACAAACCCCTAACTCCGCTTTAGTTATATTATTTGAAATAGAACTTACAGCAAGTTCTAAAATATACTTTCATTCAGGGGAAAATGTTGGGAGTACAGTAACATTTAAATCAGATGGTACAAATGACCAAGTATATACAGCTATACCCGTACACGCCGAAGGCTTTGAGTCTGGAGGGCAGAATCCAAGACCAACTCTTGCTTTTGCAAATATTGAATCAGTGTTTTCTGCTGCGGCCGGGGCAGATTATAATGCTCTACTAGGTTGCAAAGTGACTAGAAGAACAACACTGGAAAAATATACGAAAGTTCCTGGTAGTTATAATTCAAATAATCCTCCCGAGTTTCCAAAAGATGTATTTTTTATAGACAGAGTTGCAAATAAGAATAAAAGCACAGTACAGTTTGAACTTTCACTTGCTTCTGACTTAGAAGGAATCAAAATCCCTGCACGACAAATAGTAGCAGGCGGATGCCCTTGGATTTACCAAGGAGCAAGTCAAGATTTAGCAGAAGGTAAAAAATGTGGTGGGTGTACTTGGCATACGGAATCAAAATATAAAGTAGCGTATGGAGTACAGGCAGGAGAAAATGGTAATACTGAATATACTGTATATGCCAATGAAGATGATGAATATATTATCCCTAGCACAACTTCTTTTTCTACTTATTCAAGTGGGGGAGTTTCTAAAGACTCTTACTATAAAAATACTACTAATATTACTTCAAGTACTGCGTTACAGAGAATCACTGTAACAGGATTAGTAGATACAAGTGCACATAATACAACTCTAACTAACTACTGGCAAGCAATAGCTCAATCCAGTAGCCCAGGTACTCCTTCAGATTCTAATGCTTCTTTTGATAGATTAAGAGTGTTTAGCGTTTATAGTAATACTACTACTTATTATAGTTATACTAATGATAAATATAATGACTATATTACTGCTACTATTGATGGAAAAGTTAGACTATTCAAAGCAAAGAAAACAAGTTTAGGTCAATTTCCTTTTATAGGCAGTAAGTATTGGGCTATAGCTGATATATGTAGTAAGTCTTTAACAGGGTGTAAAAAAAGATTTGGATTTAATCCAATAACTCTTTCCTCTACTTCTAGCACAGGAAGAACAGATACAGATACTAGAGTAATACTACCATTTGGAGGATTTCCAGGTGCCAAAAACTTTAGATAAATTTTTAAACGAGTTCTATAAAGCAGCCGCAGATTCTGCCCCAAGGGAAATGTGTGGACTTATAATAGAACAAAATAACAAAGAAAAATGGATTTTGTGTGAAAACATTTCAAAAAATGAAAATACTTTTGAAATTGACGCAAATCTATACACACAATATATGATGACTTCAAATATTTTATATGTAGTCCATAGTCACTATGACCAAGAAATTTGCGAACCAAGTGATTATGATATTGATAATTGTAACGCAATGGATATTCCTTACTTTATAGTAAGTTATCCACAAAAAAGCCACTATTTACTGGAGCCAAAATGACAAGAAATATTTACTTAAAAGGAAAAATGGGAAAACTCTTTGGAGAACATTGGAAATTAAATGCAGCCACTGTACAGGAAGCTATGCACGGTATAGATGTTCAAAGAAATAATAAGTTAACCAAATACTTAGTAGATTGTACAGAAAAAGGAATTATGTTCCATGTGCAGAAAGGGAAAGAATTATTAGATTACACTAACTTAAGTACCGAGCTGGGAGAAGAAGACTTAATAATTACTCCCATACCTGCAGGTGCTGGGAAGTTTAAAGATAGATTAAAAGTTATTATAGGAGTAGCTCTTATAGTTGCAGCACTCTTTTTTCCTCCCACGGCAGGGATATTGGGTCTGACGGCCGGCCAAACTGTAGCTGCTATGTTGTTTGTAGGGAGTACTTTAGCTATGCGAGGTATAATGGGATTAATGACACCTAAAAAACCTTCAGAAGCAGGAGAGTCTTATTATTTTGACGGCCCTGTAAATAACGTAAAACAAGGAGTACCGGTACCTTTACTGTATGGCAGATTAATAGTTGGAGGGTCTCCAATGAATTTTGCCTTTTTAGAAGGAGATATGTCAATAGGTTCAAATACACAATATCTTATTACATCCTCTAGCGAAGGCACCAGTGCCGCAAATTCAACAACTATAGGCGAAAACGCCGATGCAATTACTTGGAGTATATTCTAATGTCAGACATAAAATTAACAATGAAAGAAGGAAAAGGAGCAGGGGCAGGGTCTACTTCAAATGTTACTTCAAATAAAAAAACTTCCACTGAAAAACAAACAGCATTAATATATGATATGCTTTCAGAAGGCCCGATAGAAGGCTTAGTAGATGGAGCAGCTTCAGTATATTTAGATAGTACTCCTGTTATGGAAGGCTCTAATAATAAAAGTTTTGGGCCTACAAATTCAACAGATGTAACTTATACAGCATCTTCAGGAGTTATAACTGATAATAATGGGTCTTTGTTCTCGGGCAAAGATACGTCTGAAGGCTCTCAATACATACGAATACATAAAGCAGGAAAATCTGGTACTATGAGTATTGTTGCAGGTACAACTTTATTAACTTGTACAACAAATATATTTACTACACTAGATGCTTTCAACAAGGCAGGAAGAACCTCAGTACATATACCAGGAGCAGGGGTTGGAGGAAGTGATTTAGTAGCTTCTATAGGTACATACATCGACCAAAAAAGAGTATATCTTATGTCTCCCGCAAGAACAACTGTATCTAATGTTACTACTCATGTAGATTTAATAGCCCTAATAGGTTCAATACAAAGCGCATCCCAAGCAACTTTAGCGTCTGCACAAGGTATAAATGCTTCTAATGTTTCTGCTTTTGTTACAACTCCTTCACAAACTGTTGCAAGTACTCCAAAGTATAATTTTGAAAATACAGCTATAGCTTTTAGACCGGGTACTAGAGACCAAAGTTACTTGAAACCTCCTGTAGGTCTAGGAAGTTCTTCTATAGTTTATAATGCTTCTTCTGAAATAGCTCAAACTGATTTATCGTCTTTAAGCGGTATAGGTAGTACTCCAAATTCTCAGTCAGGTTGGAGTGATACTCCAGAACCTACAGCAGCAAGAGACGCTAATAGAGTAACTGCTACAACAATGGGGGTTACTAATCCAGGTGAAGTAGACCAAATAAGTATTACCATAAACTTTCCTTCCGGAATATTTGCTCATAAACCTAGAAGCGGGAAAGAAGCTGCAGCTAATGCAGAATTTTTAATAGATTTTGAATATACAACTGATGGCACAAACTATACTTCGGAAAGAATATTCGGAGTATCAGATTCTTCTCTACAAGCCAGAAGTCAACTAAATAAGCCACATACTAATAACAATGGAACAGGTACTGTGAGAAGATTAACAAGAACTCCATTTAATTATAGTTTTTCTTTTGACGTAGAAAAATTTCAACCTTTTACTGATTATAGAGTAAATATACAAAAAGTAACTCCTTCACAGGCAGAACATGGAGATTTTATCCATACTGCCCCAAGTCAACTACAAGCTATACAAAATATTATAGAGGATAAATTAAGTTACCCTTATACAGCTTATGGAGCAGTAATATTAGATGCACAAAACTTTAGTAGTATACCAAATAGAGGATATGACCTTAGAGGTTTAAAAATAAAAGTACCTACAAATTATAAACCTAGAAATGAATTATATTCTGACTCCCCTGCAACATATAATAGAAATGTTACTACTGGAGCTACCGAAAGCACCGACCAAGATTGGGATGGAAATTTTAGAGGTGACTTAAATACTTTTACTTCAGGAGTTAATACCGAGTTAGTATGGACTGATAATCCTGCATGGATATTATTAGATATAATGACAAATGACCGTTATGGTTTAGGAAAATACATAGATTCTAACGATGACTTTGCACAAATAGATAAATTCCAACTGTACCAAATAGCAAAATATTGTGATGAATTAGTACCTGACGGTAAAGGAGGGTTCGAACCTAGATTTACTTGTAATATGTATATTACTGAACTTGCAGAAGCCCAAAGATACTTATCAGATATTATATCTATCTTTAGAGGTATGCTTGTTTATTTCAACGGTAAAGTGTCTCCTCAGTTAAATTCTAAAAAATCTCCAATATACACATTTTCCAAAGGTAATGTTATAGGCGGCTCTTTTTCATACCAATCAACTTCTACTAGATTTCGTTCAAATCAAGTCAGAGTAACTTATAATAACCCAAATGCTTTTTACAGGCAAGAAGTAGAAGTCATAGAAGATACAGAAAACATATTAGAAACTAATAGAATTAATCCTACTGAAGTAGTAGCTCTTGGATGTACCTCACAAGGACAAGCAATTCGTCACGGAAAATGGATGCTACTTACAGAGCGATTTTCAGAAGAAGTTATAACTTTTGGAACAGGACTTAATGCAGCGCATTTAAAACCTGGAGACCTGATAGAAGTACAAGATTCTGACATATATACTACTCAATCTTCAGGAAGAGTAGACTCTTCTTCTTCTAGCTCCTCTACTGTAGTTAGACTAGATAGAGCAGTAGATCTAAGTGCTTCGGGTACTAATTTTGATTTAAATTTAATTTATCCTACAGGAGGCGCATACCTTAATCAAGATACAGCAACTATAAGCTCAACAGAATATAAACGTGGAGATTTACTAACTTCAATAACATCAGAAACTGCAGCAATAAACACCGAAGATGACAGCGGAGACAATGTTCAAATACTCTGGTCTCAATATTCTAGAATTGAAAGTAAACCTGTAAGTTCTTATAATAATAATATTGTAACAGTATCTTCAGCATTTTCTTCAACCCCAAACAGTGAAGTTATGTGGAGCATAACAGCAACTACTCAAGCTACTGGTGACTTAGTAGCTTCTGCACCTAAACCTTTTTTAATTACATCTATATCAGAGGACTCAAATGAAAAAACCTACAATATTAGTGCCGTGGGACATTCAGAAGATTTATATGACTTAGTAGAAAGAGGTTATATAATAGAAGAAACTCCTGAAATAAGAAAACCACCTACAAGGGAGGGAATAATTCCTGCACCTACAAGTATGGGACTAAATGCTATACCTGCAGGGCATGAAAGTGCGGCAGAATCTATCGATATAAATAGCACAGGAGTTGATTTACTAGTAGGGTGGACACCTCCTCTAAGTACAGAAGCAAATTCAAATAAAAAATACGAATTTATTGCAGGGTACGAGATAATGATACTAGGACTAGAGGATGGCGAAGGTAAAGGTATTAAGAAAACAATAAGTATTGGACCAGATTCTACAGGTCACAGAATTAAAGATGTAACTCCAGGTGTACTATATACTGTATTTCTAAGAGTTTTAACAACAAACGGTTTTTACTCAAAGTATATTAAAAATGAAATTGAAGTAGTAGCATCTAAACTTTCTTTATATCCAGGACCTAAGATAGAACAGATTATGAAAGGCGGAGTGTTAAATCAAGCCTTAACAATTAGCGCTTCTACAGTATCTGTAGGCAACTATGGATATCAATTCGATGCACCTGATGGAATAACTTATTTAAATAGTACTAATACTTCTAGCTGTTATCAACAAAATTTTAATAATATGGGAGCTAATTCTCTTGCTTATTTATTGTTCGATGCTAGTGAATCTACAGATAAATTTAAAGCAGTTCAATTTGTAGAAAACAGCACTGCAGTTTCTGCAAATGGTGATAAATTAGCTATAAAATACTGGAAAGAAGTAGGTGCTTCTAACGAAGGACTAACAGCAATTTCTGGTACTGCCTCTATGGGAGTTAATACTAATTTAATTACAGGGTCTGGAACATCTTTTACTACAGAATTTGAAGTAGGAGATAAAGTATTTGTAGGTAGCGGAACTTCTTTATTTATGGGAACAATTAATGCTATAACCAGTAATACTTCTCTGAGAGTTAATAATACTACTACTAGAGCATATAGTGGAGTAGCTATTAAAAAGCAAAGTTTTATACCTTCTAATGATGTTATACTTGCAAAAATTATTACAGATGCTTCTACAAATTATAGTATTAGTGAGACGTATGCAGTTACAGCAGGACTAGACGGTGCTGCTGGTGGTGGACTAGATGCAAGAACAGTTAAACTTGCGGCGAGTAACTTTGTAATTAGATATGACAATGGAAGCCCTCCAGATGATTCTACAACTATTGATATTTCAGCAACTCCTCAAGGACACGCTGTAACACCTACATTCGATTACTATAAAAGTACAGACCAAGGACAAAACTGGTCTCAGATAACAACAGACGCTTCTAATAACACAATAGCTTCTACAGCTACTACCTTCACATTAGCAGATGGGGATGAGCCAGCGCTAGATTCAGAAACACAAATAAGATGCAGAATGTTTGAAGGTGGAAGCTTAAAAGCAACAGATGTTATTACATTATTCTCAGTACAAGACGGTGCTGGAGGTATTGGAGGCGTTACAGGTAATTTAACAAATTCTACACATACTGTAGCTACAAATTCAAGTGGTGCTACAAATGCTAGTGGATTTTATGATGATGCAGGTGGAGCTTTTGAAACTTTTGTAGGTGCTACTTCTGTAAGTACAAACTCAAGTGTGCTATTCTATATAGGAACAAGTGGCACAAATACTAGTGTTACTCAAAATGGATTAACCTTTACACTTACTCAATCTACTGGAGCTTATGCCCTAACAGGGTCTAGTTGGTCTAGTGATATAGAAACATTCACAGTAAGAGCATTGATACCAGCAAGTGTACATGGCGGTACAGGAACAAAAACATTAACTCGAAAATATACTCTTTCAAAGTCAAAGGCAGGAACTTCAGTTTCTGTAGGTACTCCAAGTACTGATGGCTCAGGAAATACTACTATACCAATTACAGATGGGGATGGAACTACAACACTTACAATAGCTAAAGGTACTGACGGGCAAACACAAGGTGTCAAAGTAGCTTATGCTTCTGATGCTAACGGTACTAATAAAAGTTTTACTCAAGGTAGTTTAACCTTTGTTAAGTATGTAGAGTATACAGGAACAGCACCAGGTATATCAGCAAGTGTATTCAATTCTGGCTACGTAGAATTTATAGGAGATGACGGACAAACAAAAGGGGTTATACCAATATATGCTACTGCGGCTAATGGAACAGGAGCAAGTTTTACTAAAGGAACTAGAACATTTGTAAACTTTTATGAGTATACAGGGACTACACCTACGAGTGTTCCAGGTGGATTAACTTATGTTAAGTTCATTGGAGATGATGGCAGCTCCGTAACTGTAGGCACTCCAGGAACAGACGGCTCTGGAAACACTACTGTACCAATTACAGATGAAAACGGCACCACAACACTTACAATAGCTAAAGGAGACCAAGGTACTACTCAAGGCGTTAAAGTAGCTTATGCTTCTGATGCTAACGGTACTAATAAAAGTTTTACTCAAGGTAGTTTAACCTTTGTTAAGTATGTAGAGTATACAGGCTCAGCTCCAGGTATATCAGCAAGTGTATTCAATTCTGGATATGTTAAGTTTATAGGAACAGATGGCACTTCAGAAGGAGTAGTACCTAT